TAATGCAACAAACCTCATCAGATTAGAAACACGAACAGAGAAGCTAGAGATGGCAGTGCAAGGCCAAGCTGTAGCTCTAGCACGAATAGACGAGAACATCAAAGCAATACGAACTCACGTAGAACGTATAGCGTCTAAAGATTAGTAAGGATTATATAAATGGCAATATCACTAGAAGACATGAATAAAACTATACTGCCTCAGTTTGGTATTAAAAGTGATAAAGAGTTAGACCAAAAAGCTATTGATCAACTAATGGCTTCTAATCCTGCTATAGCTGCTAGAGTTGGAATGTATAATCAAATACTTGAAGGTAGACCTGTAATGGCAGCTAAAGGTGGCTATATATTTGCTCCTGATGAACTAGGTGACCCACGAGTCAAAGAAGAAATGAAGGATAACCCTGAGTTCTCTGAGTTTTCTATAGATCAACAAGATGCTGTAGCTAATAAAATGCAACAAAGGTTTGCTCAACCGCAAGATAGAATGAGGCCAGCTAGAGGTTACGCTGTAGGTGGACAGCCGCAACAACCACCACTTCTTGATGGAAGAGTTAGTCCTCCTATGACAACTACTGGTGATGAGATTGCAAGAGAAGTTGCTTTGCCATATACACCATCAAGAGGCGGTCCTAACCAAATCCCTAATCAATTTATGGACCTGAGAGATAGATCAATGGATGGTCTTCTACCAGAAATGACAGGTCAACTTCCGGGTAGAACAATGCCTCTGCCTGATCCACGTTTTTTCCAACAACCAGTTCGACCTTACCAACCAGATAGCAAAATAGCACGAGCAGATACTAGACGGTTTGGTGAACAACCAGTTCAACTTGGGCAATTTACTCCACCAAGTGCTGAAGACTTTTCACCAGCACAATTATTTACTCAAGGCGGTGGAGGTAGTAGAATACCTTTAAACCAAGCTCAAGTTACTCGACCTGCTCAACCTACATCATTGTCTTATGAAGCTGCACTAAATAGAACTAGGCAACGAGATGTAAAAAGTCCACAAGAACAAGCAAGCATAGATGCAGCACTAGCATTAGGACCGGGTGGCGTTTACAATATACCACAAGCTAAAACTATGGCAGCTCCACAAACTGACTTAAACAAATTAGCTGACGCACAAAAAGACATGATGACTAAAACGTACACTGATCCGGGCAGTGTTATTACTGCTGGTGTAACTGAGAACATAGTACCGTCTGCCTATAACGAGATAGCTGCAGGTACAGGTCAAGTTACAGGTGATCCATCTGTAGATATGCCTACAGCTACAGACGTAGCTACAACAGGTGTACCTACAGCAGAAGGCCCAGCAGGTGTAATGACAGCTACAACTGCAGCAGATAAAGTTAAAGCTGCTACTGACGCTATGACTGCAGCTACAGGTGCAGTAAGTGATGACGCCCAAGTAACTGCTGCAACAGAAGATAAGTCTGCAGTATCTGACTTAACTGCAGCAGCAGGTGTTGCGAATGTAATGACTAACCCTGTTACTCGTAAGATAGAAGACGGAGAGATAGTAAGCGGAGCCGCTAATGCAGCAACTGCTTCTGCTTACACCGAACAAGTAGAAGCTGCTACTGCTACACCTTCAAAGAAAGCTACAGTTAAAGGTCAACTTGACACACTCATGGATGACTTTGAGGGTGGTGAAACACCAGTATGGGCAGCAGGAGCAATGAGAGCAGCTACAGCAGCTATGGCAGCACGAGGATTAGGTGCATCAAGCATGGCAGGACAAGCTCTTGTACAAGCAGCTATGGAGTCTGCACTACCTATAGCTCAAGCCGATGCTGCAACGACTGCACAATTTGAAGCACAGAACTTGTCAAACAGACAACAACGTGCTATGCTTGCAGCACAGCAACGTGCTACATTTATAGGTCAAGAGTTTGACCAAGAGTTCCAAGCACGAGTAGCTAACTCTGCACGTATAGGTGATATAGCTAACATGAACTTTACTGCAGAGCAACAGATAGCTCTAGAGAATGGACGAGCAGCTAACACAATGAACATGGCTAACTTAACTAACTCACAAGCTATGGTTATGGCTGAAGCTGCTGCACTATCACAGCTAGACATATCAAACTTAAACAATAGACAACAAGCTGCAGTACAAAATGCTCAGAACTTTATGCAGATGGATATGCAAAACCTAAGTAACGAACAGCAAACTGGTTTGTTTAAACAACAACAAATAACACAAGCTTTGTTTACAGATCAAGCTGCTGAAAATGCAGCTAGTCAGTTAAACGCTACATCAGAGAACCAAACACAACAGTTCTTTGCTAGTCTTGCTAATCAAACACAGCAGTTCAATGCGTCACAAACAAATGCAATGTCACAGTTTGATGCTGACAATAGAAGTACACTTAAAAGATTTAATGCTGAGTTAGAAAACCAACGTGATCAGTTTAACGCTACTAATGGTTTAGCTATTGCACAATCTAATGCACAGTGGAGACAGAACGCTACTACTCTTAATACTGCTGCAGCTAATGAAGCTAATATGGAGTACGCTAAAACTGTAAATGGTTTAACTGGTACAGCACTAGATCAACTGTGGCAAAGAGAAAGAGATTTGATGTCTTTTGCTTTTACTGGTTCAGAAAGTGCAGCAGACAGAGCCGTAAAGATTGCCGTAGCAAAATTAACAGGCGATCAAAAAGCTGATTTAGCTGATCAGATGGGTAAAGGATCTTTTTTCTCTACTATACTGACTGGTATACTAGGTAAAACATTTGGGTTTTAAGTAAATGGGTTTAACAGATAAAGTTTCAGAACTAGCAAATTACTTTTCTAATAACTTTGATAAAGTAAGAGAGCTTCCTACTAGTCTTGCAGGTTCAATTACAAAAGCAGCTACGGCTTTGCCTAAAGCTCCTATGTTTTCACAATCAACAGCACGAGAAGACGAGCCTGATGTTGACACAATAGCAGAAATAAATGATATGGTAAAAACTATAACTGAAGGTAGTTCTTATGATGACTTTAGACCTAAGTTAAGACCTACAGTACCTGAAACATCAAATCCTTATAAACCAGAATTAAGACCTAAAGAACTATCAGATAGGACTAATGTATATCAACCTGAAACTAAAGATAATTGGTGGAGCAATATACGAGGAGGTGGAATATTTGAAAAGGACATAGAGTTTAAAAAGTCTGTAGAAAATACAGCAAAAAGACTAGGCATTAAACCAGAGTGGTTGGCTACTACTATGTCTTTTGAAACCCAACACACATTTGATCCTTCTAATAAAAGTAAAAGCTCTTCAGCTAGAGGGCTTATACACTTTACAAGTTCTGTAGCTAAAGAGGTAGGAACATCTCATAATGAGTTGCGAAAAATGACAAGGGTAGAACAAATGCCTTACGTTGAAGCTTACTTTGAAAAGTTTAAAGGTAAAATAAAATCTTTAGATGACACTTATTTAGCTGTATTTGCACCTGCAAGAGTTGGAACATCTTCTAATGTAGTATATCAAGATCCTAATGAGACATACACGCCTAACAAAGGACTAGATTTAAATAATGACGGTACTATAACTAAAGACGAAACTTTGTGGAGAGTAAAAACAAATACATTATTATCTTATGAAGATATGTATAAACCCTACAAAGGTAAAGGATTTATGAGTCCTGTACTTAGACCTCCAAATTTACCAAAACAATAAGGTATTTATAATAATGAACACTAACGCATTAATGCCACCTCGTAGAAAAAAAGAAGCAGAAGTTCCTGAAGACGAGATAACTGACACAACTAGAACTACAGCTAAACTAGCTTTGATTATAGCTGAACTTAGAAACAAAGAAGAACTATAGGTAAACAAAATGAGTATACAAGAAAATTTATTTCAGTCTGCTATTCCGGGTCAGTCTCTTACAGACACACCTAAGAATTTTCCTTGGGAAAGACCTGCTGAATATACAGATCCTACTGAAGCAGCAAGATTTGAATTAAAAAGATTAAATAAACCAGAAGCACTAGATAGTGTTTTAGCATTATTGCAAGTTGGTTTTCCTATAATACCATTAGCTGAAACTATTAAAACAAATAGTCAAGCAGAAGGTTTGTATAATCCTGATGTAGGTTTACTTATTACTCCTGTAATTACACAACAACTAGTTAGTACAGCAGAAGATGCAGGTATTGATTACGTTATGGGTGATGAAGAATCTGAAGAAGAAAGATCTGAAAAAGAAGATCAACGTGTTGATGCAATACTACAAAAAAAATTAACTAAAATGCTTACTAAAGATCCTAAAGATGAAATAGTATCAGATGCATTGGACTTTTTAAGAGATGAACCAGTGTCAGATATAGCTGATAAAATAGAAGAAGCAGAGTCTGTAGATGTACAAGAAGAAGAAGTTGCAGAAATAACAGAACCAAAAGAACAAAAACCTATGGGTTTAATGAGTAGGAGTACAATGTAATGGCAGGTTTCTGGGCAGGTTTTGGTCCTCAGTTTTCTAAAGATGTAGGAGAAATTCGTAAAGAACTACGAGAAGACTCTCGTGATCGTAAAAATTATATGGATAAATATGGTGCTAAAACTATCGCTAATGCACAAGCAAAAGCAGACGAAGTATTAGCAATGGTAAATCAATCTGTAGCTATGGGAATAGATGAACAAGCTATGCTTGGTATTTATCAAAAGAGTGGTGCTAAAGGTATAAGAATGTTTCATAAAGCATTGCTTGAAAGACCCAATCTTAGCATAGATGATTATCAATCTATTAGTAAACTAGGAAGAGAGTGGGTACAAGATACAGATCTTGATTTAACTGAGGTTATACTACGTGGTATGAATGTATACCACGATCCAAATGCTAATCGTACAGAAAGAGATGAGAATATTTTACAAGGCATAATCTCTGGAGGTTATGGTGACGACAGTTGGATGGATGAACCTAGATTTGCTAGAGGTCTGACTCCTCGTGACGTAAAAAGAATAGAAGCTGGAACATCACAAAGTGCAACTGAAGGAAGCTTAGATATAATTGGTATGCTAGGACCAAAACCTTTAGGCATAACAGCAGAGTCACGTTACGAATCAACAGTGTTAGATAAATTTAAAAAAGAATGGGAAGTTGCTAAAAATAGAATAAGTGAACAATTAAATAATACTGATGTAGAATCTCTTAGACAAAGATATAAAGAACAAATGAAAGAATTAGAACGTATGAAACTCAACGGTTTTCAATCTACTGATTTAAATCTATTTGTAACCAAAAGTGATACATATGATCCTAGTCAACAAATGTTTAAGTTCATAGATTTAGTAGAAAGAGAACGTCCCGGTTCTATGAGTAACAATTCACTACTCGCACAAGTATACGGAAGAAGAGATAGATTTGCAGAAAACTTAAAGCTTCAAGGTTTAGACTTTGCTAGTCTTCAAGAAGCTCAAGCATATTCAAATGCAAATAATTATAGAGGTCCAATACTACTTGGTGGTATATTAAAAAGTATTATTCCTGACCCTTCAAACTAAGAAAGATATTTATGCCTTTAGTAGATGATAATCCACTTGATTCTAAGTATGATCCTATTGATAATGCAACTTCTTTAGAAGATTTAAGAACAACTCCTGAAGTTATTGTAGATAAGTATGAGGATGAGAACGGAGAAGTTGTGTGGGATAAAGAACCCATAATAAAAAACAAAATTTCTTTAGTTGATAAAAGTAGAACTGGAGGTTTTGGGATGTTAGGATGGATAACGCCTGTTGTTGATAAAGGGTTATCTGTAGGTGCGTCATTAGGTAACATAATAGAAGAATTTGATTGGAAAAACTCTGATTTAAATCCTACTAAAGAAGGTCTTACAGATAAGGAACTATACAAACCCGAAAACTTTTCAGTTATACAAAACATAATGAAAAGAAGATTCGGAATGGATCTAAAAGAAAACAAACAAGAAGACATCGTAAAATCGTGGCGACAATTTATGAAGAACAGAGATATGTATAACTCTGTTAATGCATTAACTATGAATAATTGGTTACGTAAAGCAAATACGTTAGATAAACAAGCTACAAAAGATTCTATAGAGTTGTGGAGTAGAGTTGGTGGTGCTTTTCAGAAAGATGAAAGAACCGACCAGATACAACAAGCTAAAGACACTGGATTTGTACTTAATGATAAGGGACAACTTGATTGGGAATACTATAAAAATCAACCTATATCAGCTTTATATCCTAAAAAAGATAAAACAGTAGGAGAGCAAAGTGTTACAGATACTACACAAGCGATTGTTACAGATCCTGTTAACATAATTCCTATAATTACTTTTGGTAGAATAAAAAGTTTTTTTGTAAAACGAGCAGCTAAAAATTTAAGAAAAAAAGATATAGCTCTTGTAACATCTAAAGTTAAAAAGAATAAAAAATTATCTCAAGCTAAAAAAGAAAATGAAATTCAAAAGGCAGTAAATAAATTAACCTTTACTGCTATGCAAAGAGCAGACGTACAATTTTCAGGAATGAAAAAAGCACTTTTAGGAAGTGCAGGATTAAACGGAATGTTTAACGCAGGTATAGATTATTTAAATCAAACCTCAGATATAATGGCAGATGTAAAAAAAGATTACAGCGTAGGTCAAACAGTAGCAGTGACTACTTTAGCTACAATATTAGGAGGGGGAGTAAACTTTGCGTACCACGCTTTGTTTAATAAAGCAGCACGTAATGCTTTAGGTGGTGCAAGTCCTACACCTTGGTTGTTTGAGGAGATGGTAAAAAACAGAGCCATTATAAAAGAAGGTGCAAAAACTTCAATAGCTAAAGATGTTTGGAAAGATCTTAGACCAGAAAAAATATCTGCAATAGGTGCATCTTTACGAAACAACACTATTAAATTTAATACGTGGCTAGATAAAGTAGAAGAAGGTGCGCCTCTTAGCTTTAGGGCTGCAGGTGATCCAGCAGGAAAGTATGATAGTGTGTATAATGCTTATATGTTTGGTGCTGCAGAAGATGGCGTTGAAGGAATAGAAGGTTTACTTAGAAGATATGGAATAATTTATGAAGGTAAAAGAACATATTTAAAAGATGCAGATGGTAAAGCTATAAAAGATAATTTTTCTAATTGGCTTATTGACATTACGGTTGCAGCACCTAAAGAAATAAAAAAAGAAATAAGAAGAAACTATAGATCAACATTAGGAAAACATGGCCCTGAAAAATTTAGAAGTTCTACTACTAATAGACCTATAAACTTTGATACAGCTATGAATATAATAGCTGCTGACCTTAGTGAAGCTGGATTTAAACTAGGTCTAATGGGTAACATGGCTAAAAAAATAGGTAAAGATGCAAAGCTTACTTTAGATAAAACAGGAAAAATACAAAATGAAATAATAGATCCTATTGATACTAAATTTTTATCGTCTAGACTTAATTCTTTTGGAGAAAAATTACCTAATCCAATAAAAGGAATATGGGATAGCTCAACTTGGGTAACAAAAAGTTTTATAAGAGCTATTGTTACTAACCCCGGAACTACTTGGTTAAACTACCAAGGGTGGAAAGTTATGACAGGACTAGAGTCAACAGGGCGAATGGCTCAAATGATGTTACACGGTGGTAATGCTACTATTCAAGCACTTGTAGGAAGAGGAAAGTATTCAGCCAATCAGTTTCAATTAGCCCAAAACATTTTTGATAATCAAGTTTATAAAGCTAGAAGAATTTTAGATTTAGAAACTACAGTAGATGAAGTACAATCTTTTATGGCGTTTTATCCAGAGGCTCAAAAATTAATGAAGTGGGCTAATGGTGGTGTAGAAGTAAAAGATATGAACAAGTATTTAGATTTAGCTCCTGCAGAACCTACAATTAAAACATGGTACAAAAAACCTGCTGAAATGGTAGATGCTTATGTAGATAAAATGCAAATACTTTGGGGTACTAAAGCTATGGACATATACTCTAAGTCTGTAGAGTTTATGACAAGCATGGATTACCTAACAAGAAAACAATATAACTTAGGTATAGATGATTTTTTAAATAGCAAAGATGCATGGAGAATTACAGAAACAGATCAGTGGACAGCCTTAGTAGCAGAAGCTGTATCTAATGCCCAAAGAAATACTTTTTCAAAGTCCTTTGCAGACATGAAAGGTGGACTTGGAAGGTTTGCTAAATTTATAGAAGA